TAGACCCAGCAACGCATACCGAGGTTTCAATTATGCAGCAATGAACAAGGAAGATGGTACCAGGTCAGCTTTCTGTAGTAGATTTGATAATGGTGCTTTGGTGGAAATGGACTTTGATGCATATCACGTACGGCTCATTGCTAGATTAATAGGTTATGCATTACCCGATGGCTCTGTGCATGAATATTTTGGTAGATTTTATTTTGATACTGCTGAATTGACTACGGAACAATATGAACAAAGCAAACAGATAACATTTCGATTGCTATATGGAGGTATTGATTCTGAATTTTTAACTATACCATTCTTTCAGCAAGTAAATGCATTAGTATATAAATTATGGGCAAAATGGAAATCGCGAGGATACATAGAAACACCTGTATTGAAACGAATTATATCCCGAGACTCAGTGCAAAACATGACAGCAAACAAGTTGTTTAACTATTTTTTACAGGCAACAGAAACTGAGGTATCAGTGCAAAAGTTAAGACAAGTTCAAGCTGCATTGCATAATCGAGAAACAAAAATGATATTATATACATATGACTCCATTTTGTTTGATGTGCCTATCAATGAAGCTAAAGATATACTGCCTTATATAAAAGATATATTGCAACAAGGAAATTTTCCGGTGAAAGTATCGGCTGGAAATATTTATAGTAAAATGAATATAATTACAATATGAATATAGATTCAATTTTAACAGAGTGGTGTTATAGATTACCATTAGGATATCCTTCTAAATCAAAAGATTATGAAGTATTGTATGATGTACTGATTGAGAATTCAAATATTTCTCCGGACGAAGCACATAGTATAGTACAACGAGCTAGAAGTATATCTGAAGCACCTGATGATGAAGTATTACAATCTACTTCTATAAATTTTAATGAACTTGGATTGTCAAATGATGTTGTTAGACAAATACGCATACAATATAATGCATTATCTGATAGTGAAAAAGAAGAATTTGATAAAAATTACAGAAAACATACCATTGAATCATATGTAGCAGGAGGATATAAAGCATTTACGAAATTCTTTCTTGTAAATGTTGGGGGCGCTCGTGGTGGTATGGGTAATGGTGAAATATCTGTTTTATTAGGAGTAGCTGATTCAAAACCAGGAGGTACCGCTCAACATGATATAGTAATGCCATATGGCGAATGGGAAGTTAAAGAATTAGGTAAAGGTAATAAATTTGACCCAGCTGCTGAAGGATTATCATCTAAATTTGCATTAACAGAAAAGATACAGAGTTTCTATAAAGATATCGTATTGCCAGTTGATCAAATCGGAGATCCATATGAACAATTACATCATTTAGTGGATCCTAGTTCGCATGAACAACTTAAACGGTTAATCATGATTTTTGAAACTAGATTTTCTGAAGCAATTGATTTAGATAAATTACAATCACTTGAATGGAAAAAATCTGCTATGTTCAATTGGTATAACGGATTTAAAGAATTACATGATATATTTTACAATACCAAACTTGATACATCAGTTAAAGATACCAGATTAACTGTTAACACAAATGGTAATGAAGAATCATATTGGATCGATGATAGTGATGCTGAATTTATACGACGTACCGCTGGAACTAAAAATCCTGCTAATATATTAGTTGGTGATTTGGTATCGGATCAAAATACTGATATTGTAATTTGGTTTAAACGTATTGCTCGTAACGAATTTATACGAGAACCGGATAATTTCATTACCGAATTAAATAAAATTAAATCTTCATTTTTTAACAATATTGCTGGTTTGATTTGGTATTATACAAAAGATCCAGTACCACATATATCCGCACCAGAAGATTTTGCAATTGATACATTATCACAAGGAAGATACCGATTTGTATTAAAAAATATTTCAGCAAATAACGGGTATACATACATAGAACAACAATCATAAGGAACATGCAAATTGAAAACACAATTACTATGCACATTTGCACATCGATCAGACTTAAACATAATAACAGAATACATACAAACTAGTTACACAATACCAGAACGCAGAATATTTGTATTTTCAAATTCAACGGCACCTGATAATTTGTATTGCACATACAATGCAGATGCAGGAACACAACGTGGACAGAATACTATAAGCATTCATCGAAAAAAAGAAACTAATACCTTGTATACAGTTAATGCACTCAATGAAGTTATACGGGAAGTTAACAATGGTGTATTAGATAAAACATATCAATTAGATTGGCAACGTTATCAGAATTCTTTTATACTTACAAGTGATACAGGTTACCGAATAATCAACCTGGTATTTTTTAAGAAAATTGCCTGGAGTTGATATTTATATTATATAAAGAAAATAGTAAAAAACTTAACTAATTACTTTGAATTAACGATTTAATTACTTATATTGTAATTAATAATTTATATTTTTTAACCAATTAACAAAGGCAAAATTATGGCTTTAAATTTAGATGCTATCAAAGCAAAACTTAACCAATTAAACAAGAGTGACGAAAAGAAAAACAATTTGTGGAAACCAGAATCTGGTAAGACACGTATTCGCATCGTTCCTTATGTACACAGAAAAGACAATCCGTTCTTAGAATTGTATTTTCACTATGACATCGGCAAGAAGTCAATGTTATCTCCAATCATATTTGGTAACGCAGATCCAATCGTAGAATTTGCAGACAAACTAAAAAAGACAGGCGACAAAGATGAGTGGCTAATGGGTCGTAAGATCGAACCTAAGATGCGTACTTATGTTCCTGTAATTATCCGCGGTAAAGAATCAGAAGGAGTAAAATTCTGGGGATTTGGTAAACAAATTTACACTGAGCTTCTTTCTATTATTTCTGATCCTGATTACGGAGATATTACGGACTTAATGAATGGTCGTGATATTGATGTAGAGTTTACACCAGCAGAAGGTGGTGCATTTCCTAAAACGGCTATCCGCGTTAAACCAAACACTCAACCTGCAACAGAAGACAAAGCAATTGCTGAGAAAATCATGAATCAGCCTGAGATTACTGATATCTTCCCTGAGCCTACTTATGATGAATTAGAAAAAGCATTAGCAGAATGGATGAATCCTGAAAATGCAGATTCTGACGTATCTGATGACGAAGAAGAAACATCAGCACCAGCAGCACCATCAAAAACTTCTAAACCAGTAGCTGGTAAAGTTGATGACGTTGCATCAGCATTTAATGATCTTTTTAATTAAGGAGTTATAAATGGCAAAGAGTAAAAGCAAACTAGAACTGGAAGATGCGTTAGCAAACACCTTAGCAGAAAGTATTAATAAACAGTTTAAAGGACAAGCATTAAAAACAGCATTCTTTCTAGATGGTGATGATGATGCGCCAAGCAATGTTAGAGAATGGATTTCATCTGGTTGCGACTCTCTGGATTTAGCAATTTCAAACCGGCCGAATGGTGGATTTCCTGTAGGCCGGATTACTGAAGTTACCGGATTAGAAGCATCTGGTAAATCTTTATTAGCATCTCACGCATTAGCAGAAACGCAAAAGAAAGGCGGCTTAGCAGTATATATTGATACGGAGGCAGCAACTAGTACAGAGTTTCTTCAAGCAATTGGGGTTGATTTAAAAACTATGCTTTATGTTCCTTTAGAAACAATCGAAGAGATATTTGAAACGATTGAAACTATTGTAGAGCAAGTTCGCAAATCAGATAAAGACCGTTTAGTTACGATTGTAGTAGATTCAGTAATGGGTGCATCTACAAAAATTGAAATGTCAGCTGAATATGACAAAGATGGTTATGCAACAAGTAAGTCAATTATCCTTTCCAAAGCAATGCGTAAAGTTACGAACTGGATCGCTCGTGAAAGAATTTGTCTAATCTTTACCAACCAACTTAGGACAAAATTAGGTGTATCATTTGGAGATGCTTGGACTACCTCAGGCGGTAAAGCTATTCCATTCCATGCATCGGTTAGATTGCGTCTTAAAAACACCGGAATGATTAAAGCAAAAATTAATGGTGTAGAACAAGTTGTAGGAAGTAAGACTGAAGTCCAAGTTGTTAAAAACAGAATGGGTCCTCCGCATCGTAAAGTTAACTATGATATCTATTACGATTCGGGCATTGACAATTATGGTGGATGGTTAGAAATCATGAAGAAATTTGATTTAGTAAAACAAGCAGGTGCACATTATACATTGGAAGATGTAGATCACGAAACAGGCGAAGTGTTTGGAGAAATTAAATTT